CCATGAGTCTCTACCCGTTCCCACATACGGAACATGGCACGTGCAGCTTCCTTGGCTTTCCACGTACTCAGAGCAGGCTTATCCAAGAGCTCCAACACGGTGGTAACTGAGGGATAAGGACCGATGCCATTGAAGTAGTAGCGATGATCGTCAGTCCTGAATGCTCCAACAGGCAGCAGACTCTTGACGAGTTGGTTCTGTAGCTCTAGGCTACCATTAGGCACCACTTCGGTGGGAGTCCCGGCAGACGGGTTAGCGGCAGTGACCAGTGAGTCCTGCCGCTTTCTCGTATCCGTCACAGCTGATCCTCTTCCTTCCACCTGAGCTCTGCCTGTGAGCGCATGTACTGCTTCTGATTCTCAACCGTGATCTGCTTCACGTACAGGTGACAGCGGTAGTGCATGGATCCACCTGGAGACAGCTTCTGGAATGGCCACAGGAAGCGGTCACACCAGACGCAGCGGATGTTCTCTAGCTTCATGCCGGCACCTGCTCACGGAGGCGGGCGAGGGCGGCGCGGCCTTCGCGGATAGACCGCTGGAACGGCAGCCACCACTCGCCATTGGTCCCGCCGCCACCGATCCGCTCAGACGTAGCAACGAGTCGGCCCAGCGCCTCGACCGCTGCCTCATAGTCCGGTAGACGGTTGACGGCGTAGACAATGAGGGCGGCGTCCGGTGGCGTGACGTACATCGCTAGTTGCCCATCAACGTCCGGCAACTCCGATTCGATGTTCACCCCGAAGCCGGGGTTAGGATGTGGGCTCACCGTCCACGGTAGCGGCGTGGCTGCGTCCAGCAGTTCCTTGACGGTGGTCATAGCGGCAGGGCTCGGTCAATCCACATCGGGATCAGCTGACTGAGGAAGGCGATTGCTCCCAGGAACACGAACAGGAAGACGCTAGCGATCAGGTACTTGCCTAGATCATTCATCGTCTAGCCTCACGAAGCGTCCACGCTTGTCACGATGCACAACCAAGATGTTATCTCCAAGATCGGGATACGTGAACAGGTGATAGGGATAAAACTTCTCAATGTCTTCCTGTGTCGGAGGATGACGCCATCGGGGCATGCCACAGACACAGAAGTCAAACGCATGAGGATACTCAATAGATCGCTTCGGGTTGACCTCACTGAAGCTCATCGGTCGCCCCACAGGTAACGCTTGGCTAGCTCATCCAAGCCTTGGATCCACAGATGGTGACAGGGGCATGTGACCTCTGGACAGTCGTCATGCGGCTTCTTGCCAGCTTCCCACTCACAGCCGCATACGGCACACATGAGAGGCTTCTCAGGCTCTGTCTTAACAATCGGCATTAGCGCACCGATCCGTCAGGAAGCTCGTCGCCCGGCATCGCAAGGTAAGTCATTCCTTGCTTCACCATAATCTTGCGCTGCCTGTCGCCTTCTTCCTGAGCCTCTCTAATCGCATCCGGGTCATTCAGGAAGCGGCGATTGAAGTCTGAGATTGCTCGGTCAACCGCTTCAGTCAGTGTCTTAGGCTTTGCCATCTTCGAACCTCACTTCGAATATCAGAAGGCCGATCCTTGTCTGCAGAGGTGAGGCAATGCAGGGGACCGGCCTTCTGTCCATTCCCAGGGTTACTGCCTCACCAGTGGTCTAACCCTAGCACGTTCTGAGAGATGTCAACCCCAATTCCGTATGACATTTCGTATGACATTTCTACCACTGGTTAGAGCCGTCAATGTCACCTTCCAGGAACAGGACGAACACAGCAGTGGTGTCAGACCATCCACTCACCAGTGTTGGCGTGTCATCCCAGGCATAAGAAGCCTGAGACTTGACCATGTTCCCACCTGTGCCACCTGCTCCCACCACCAGGGATGGTGCAGTAGCAGCAGGCAGGTGAATGATGAGCATGTAGTTGCCAGCGCCTACAGATACCGGAGCACCAGTAGCTGCGATATCTGACCAGTTAGTGGCCACAGCTGCCGATCCACCTGCCAGCTTAGTACAGGACGTGGCATCGGTGTGGTAGTCGAACAGTCCCCACTGCACACTGCCAGCCGCACCAGACTGCACCTTTACCCGTAGCTTCCTCAGAAGCATGGCACCGGGGATGTTAACTGGCATCATGTAGGCAGTGCCAGCAGTCCCACCGGCACCAGTCTGCGTCACGTCCTGACCAGGTGGCTGAGCAATGATCGTGTTACCTGCAATCCCACCACTGCCAGTGCCGGGAATGCCGGTATGGTCGATATCAGAATGCTGAACCATTACGCGTAATCCTTAAATTCTAGCACTAGATCATCAGCCTGCCACACGAACACATCTTCTCCATTCGTCACAGGCTCCCATCGTAGCGTACTGGTTTCCGGCGTGAGGCTGATATCAATAGCCCACACTGCTGCCCCATTCGTGGAATCTAGCAGCCGATAACGTCCGAGAATCTCGGTCGGATTGTCTACATCGTCAACGATGATCCATGAGGTACCTACCGGGTAACCGTGCTCATCATCATCGATGGCAGTCGGCTGCTCATCCCTGAACACGTGGTGAGCATGGTTGCAGTGAGCAGCCCTGGAACCACTACCCACAAGCTCTTCCAGTCCTGCACCAGACCTGGGATCAGTGCCAGGAGTAGGAGCAGCAGTCACGGTCAGAGTAATGTCATCGCCATACAGGTTGCGGTAAGGGGCGATGGTGCAGTGAGTCGCAGTCGCGGGAGCAATCAAGAGCTCATCTACAGCGGCTGTCACTCCGAGTCCTGCACCAGAAGCAGGAATCGGAACCACCACATCTGCCCCGGCAATGTGGCCACCGGCACCAGCCGTATAGAACGCCACGTCAATGTGACTGGTTTGCAGTGACATGGCCAGCTGCTTGCTGAAGGTCCCTTGGATCCTCAGTCCCTGGCCTGCAATGATTGGAACCCTTGGAGCGATCTGCGGATTGGTAGAGCCGCCACCATTCCATCCCCATGTACCTGGAAGGCTGCCAGCACTGCTGCTCCTAGTAGCCATCAAGTCATAAGTACCAGTCCCGTTGTCGAGATTAGTACTGGTGAAATTCCAGGTCAGAATGAGTACCGGAGATCCGGGAGTATCCGGTCCCGGTGGAATCGTGACGCGACAGAAGCTGATATCCGCTGCCGGTCCAGGTGTCGTGCCACGGTTGCCAGCAAGGTCTACCGGACTGTTGGAGCTCTTACGTTCCTCATTCAGATTCAGAGTGACATCAAAGGATCGTGCCCTTCTCTCATCGTTGTCATCTCTGACCGCTTCATTGAGCTCTAGCTCAATACCAGTGACTACCTCTTCCTCGTCCTGGTAATCGAGCTCTGTAGGATTGCTCTGACCAGTGGTCAGACTGACGGTATCGCCTACCCAGAAGTCACCATTACTGCCGGAATAATCAGGACCGGGGAAGTACCTGCCCTGAGTCGGAGCAAAGCCTGTGACAATCCGCAGATCAATCTGCTTCTCACCATTCTGCTGCCGCTGCAGAAGTCTCTTCCCTGCCTGATCCAAGACGACAGCAGAGTCAGTCTCATATGCCCCACCGATGACCTTCTTTAGCTCACCCGGACTCCAGCCAGGACGGATGGACATCTCATAGCGTCCATCGTTGCCCCGCATCAGAGCATGAGAAGCCTTCTTGTAACTGCTGCCCTCTACGTCCAGGTCATCCCGAATGTTGTGACCTTCAATGAATGCCACGTCATCCGTCAGATCCCTGCCAAAGGTCTGGTATGCATCCAACCGCAACTGAGGATCACCCACCTCCCCTAGATAAATTTGAGAGGTGATGCCTGAAGCGTCCTCAATCTGCCACAGCAGCTTCAGATAATCAGTGGCAATCCGTAGCGTGAAGTCATCGTTACCTTCAGAGATGTCCTCAGTCCACGGATCCCCATTGCTGTCATCGTTCTCGTCAAAGAAGAGACTGATATCAGGAAGGAAGGGACCGGAGGGATTAGCAGCATCCTCTTGAAACAGGCGTTCAAGAATCCTTCCAGCGACCGCAGTCTCTGGCCAGACCCATACTCCATTGTCTTTCTCGACAGCTGAGTCAATGCCACTGAAGGATGCAGACCACAGGACTGCCCTGGTCAGGTAGTGCTTCGGACCAGGACCAGCAAACGTGAAGCCTTCCCCGCCCTTCTCATCCTTGCTGACCACCTGCTGCTGTCGTGGATTGATAAAGAAACCACTGAAGTACTTCGTGGCATGGACAGCAGGAATCAGAACACGGACTAGAGTCTCAGGCTCAACAATCTCCCTGGTGAAGAGACCCACTGGAACCTTACGAGCGAAGTTGACTTCCCCACTGCCGAGAGAATCCCGTTGAATATTGAGCTTGATCTGCTTGACAAACTCGTCATCAGTGGAGCACTCAAAGATCGTGCTGCCATTGGGATCATCAGCATGGAAGAAGTGAAGCTCTGCGGTAGGCACTAGGAACCTTCAACCCACCACAGACCATCTACACATTCCAGCCTGAAGCTCCAACGTTGGAAGCTCATCTTGTCAAGGATGGGACCGGGCATGATGTCGAGGGTCCTGACCTGAATCTCCCATTCCACGGTAAGTCCGAGGTAGCTATTGCTGCCACCATCCACAACCAGGGATCCGGGAGATGAGTCAAGGGCAAACACAGACAGAATGGTTTCTGTCTGCTGCCTCCAGTCCTCTGATCGCTGTGCTGCATCCGATCCCACACCACGAATGAAGCCCTCAATCAAGAGCTCTTGAAAGTCATTGACCCTGTTCCCCACAAACCTGCCTTCTCGCCCCGGAGCAATGACATCCGTTCCCCTCACCTGAGGATGCTCAAAGCCGGGGATACCCTCGATCAGATCGAACCAGTAACCAGAGGTACGGGCATCCTCTGTCTCCTGTAGAGACTGACTGCGATATTCCAGGCTCATGATGGCAGCATCCCCTGCAGCCTCTGAGAGCGATTGACAAGCCCTACAAGAGCCTTCTCATCAGGGATAGGTGATTGGACATGCCACGTGAAGTTATTGGTCACCCCGGCCATCTCAGTGGATCCTAGAGGGATTACCGCTTCAGGCCCGCTCTCACCGATCAGCGCCAGTGTCGGCTTTGTGACGATGCCTCCCTTGGCAAGCATCGGCAGATCAGGCAGACCGATGCTGAATCCGCCCACCACTCCCACGAATGGAATGTCTACCGATGGGACAGAAATCTGAATCCCATTCCAGACATTGGCAAACGCATTCCAGGCGCCCCGGACAAAGCCCACCACTCCAGCAATCGTGTCCTCAATGAATCCAGACACAGTATCGAACACATTTCCCAGTGCTTCAAAGGCACCACCAATGCCTTTGAATGCCACGTCCAGAACCTTGAACAGCACACCAGCTGCTGTGCCCAGGATCGGCAGTACCACCTTGGCAAGCTCAATGATGATCGGCATGACTGAACGCACCACGTTTGCCACTGCTCCGAATACCTGCCCTGCCACGGACATGATCGTAGGCAGGTTGGCCTGTACCCATGCCACCAGTCACTGAAAGATTCCCTGCAGACCTCCAACCGATCCACCCAGGCCACTGAACAGACCAGTGACAAACGTCACGACAGTACTGATCACTCCCTGAATGACTGGCATGTTGGCAACAATGAAGTCAGCCAACCCTGCCAGAGCCTGTGCCACCTGGGCCAGCACCGGCAACAGCAGCACTCCGATGCTCTCCCCTGCCTCTCCCAAATCTTCCATAGCCTGAGACATCTGCCCACCAGCTGTCTCTGCCAGAGTCGTGGCAGTACCGCCAACCTGCTTCTCGAGTTCTCCGAGGATGATTGCCTGAGCACCGGCAGTGTCACCTGCCTCCACCATGCTCTTGATCATGGCTTGCTGCTCTTCAGTGAAGCTAACGCCTACGCGACTGAGAGCCGTGATGCCCTTGATCGGATCATTGAGAGCCTTGCCAAGCTGGACTGCAGCACCCTGCATATCAGTACCAAAGAAGGCTGCCATATCGGCGCCAACTTCCACTGACTCCTCAAAGACCTTGCCAGTGACATTGCCGAACGTAAGCATCGTGGACTGGAATTCTTTGATCGCGTCATCATCGAATGTGGTCGCCTTGGCTAGCGCATCAGCCTGCTCATTCAACTGATCCACAGTCGTAAATGACGCAGCATTCATCGACTTGAACGTGTTTTCTAGCTTGGCTTGCCCCTTCTCAGCCTCTGCTGCCATACCCACGAATGCAGCACCGGCAATCCCCACAGCCGAGCCAATGCCAGCAGCACCCAGGATGGCAAACTTCCCGAACCCTGCCAGCTTATTGCCAATGCCATCTAGGGATCTCTCACCCTTCGTCTTGACATTGACATTGACATCGAGCTCTGCCATCAGACGACCTTCTCAATCATCTGTTCCAGCACTTCGTCCGCACGTCTGAGTACTTCAGAATCCTCTGCAGCCGGATACAACCACAGACCTTCTGTCGTATGTGCATGGTGAAACTGCGGGTACAAGTCTGATCCAAACTCTGAAGAGGCAGCGACCACATCGGCTGAAAGCCCGGCAGAGCGGATCACATTGCCAGACACAACCAGGGAGTCAGCCACCAGAGCAGATTGAGGAGTAGGGCGAGCAGCAGCATTCTGCTGAGCCTTCTCAGCGAGAAAGGACGTGAAGTCCTGTTCTAGCTCAGTGGGATGCTCCAGATCGTCTGCAAGCCTTCTTAGAGCCTTGGCAGCAGAGGCCGCATCGTGTCTCACCGTCTGCGACCTCTCTGCTTCGCTTGCCTTCTGAGCTCTCTGTCCTCTTCATCTGCTACCCGGAGAAAGGCTAGATACTCCGGGGCCGTCAACGCCCGAACCTCGGCGGGCGTCATTCTCCAGCGGCGGCAGAATCGAGCAAGGTTGAGGTTTCCTCGGACAAAGGGGCGTCTACATTGATCGCCTCCCCTAGCTGATTGGCTAGATAGGAGAAGTCGGCTGCGCGTACGTGTTGAGTAGCAGGAGTGCCATTGCTGACACCCATGCGAGCAGCAGCAGAATCGAAAGCAGCACCTGCCACCGCGGCATCCTTACGCCCATTGGAAGTGCCCTCAATCAGATCAGCTGCAGACAGACCGGCGATCACTTCGTCAATCTGCTCCCGCGTCATCCACTCATCCATCAGGTGGGAACCGTTGCCCATGCCACTGCACTGAGCACTGCCACATCGAAACTGAACGTACGTGCCTCACCAGGAGTGGTAGGACCGTACAGAGAAGGATTCAGCATGATCTGCGTATCAAAGGTCCGGTACTTCGTGGCATCCGTACGATCATAGAGCTCTGCTCTGACCGAACGTCCCACCAGTGCAGACCAGTTTGCATCCGTGTCTGCATTGACCGTCACCTCAAACGTGGCACCAACGATGATGTCATCCGGGATCTGGAAGTTTCCACAGAACGTGGTCACGTCAGTGGTGGGCGTATCGGGTGTGAGCTCCACACTGGACATATCACAGGACACATCCACAGCCGCACCATCGTCCTCGCCATCCTCGTCAAGAGGCTGGAGGTGCAGCAGGGGACGATAGACGATGATCGGTGCGACCACTAGCTAGCCTCCTGGTCTGAGTTTGCGTAAGTCAAAGTCATTTTAGCAGCAAGCAGATCCTGACCAGTGGTCCGATCTACCCTCGGTTGGCTTACAGATACAAACGTCCAGCCGTCTGTAAGATTGTTCATGAGCTCAATCATGATCAAGTACAAGTCTGCTTCTCCATCTTCAGGAGATGCAGCGGGCACAGCTGCAATCGCTGCATACCGCTGCAGGTCATGACAATAAGCAGCTGGTTCGATCCACGGATTGTCACCCCTAAGCACCACAGCCTTTGGCTCCAGGCTGCTGACTGGCCCACGCAGAATGCTCCAATCCTCTGGCAGCACATTGAGCCAATGCTCTGCTAGTGCGATGGTTGGCAAAGCCATTAGCCAACCCCAAAGGCATGGTGCGATCCTGTGAGAAGGCGTGTGTAGGTTGGATGAGTGCTGGCCACTCTAAGTCCACCCGTATCAAATACAGCAGCAACGCCGTAGGGCGCGTCAGGTGCCTTTGTGACCATGACTGCCAGGAGCAGAGCAGCTTGACTGAGGCTGTCAGTAACCTCCAGACCTTCTGACGTATCATCGAAGGCTTCAGGTGTACCGGCACAGTCAATCTTGACCTGATCGATAGCGGCAGCCAAAGCGGGAGTAAGCAGGCTGTCCCTGGCGTCAGTGTTGACGTTCAGGGACAGCTTCAACTGCTCCAGCGTAGGCCAGTCTGCCACTGGTCAGGTAGCGACGACGTACGTCGTGAAGGCTGCAGGATAGATCGGAGCATAGAACACCATGCCCACAATACCCACGTCACGGCCTGCCTTGGAAGGCACGTCTGCCTGCAGCGTATACGTGCCATCCTCAGCCCACACGAAGCCACCAGAAGGCCCGATGATGATGTCCACTGCCTCATCGTCCAGAGCAGGCACCCAAACCGGCTGCAGCTGGAATCCGAGATCATTGCCACCGCCACCAGTCAGACCAGTGATGCCAGCAAGAGCCGGGAATTTGGCAGTCTCACCATCCGTGGTCACTGCATCCATAAACTGAATGAGTGCCGTGGTAGAAAGCCAAATCCTGTTTGGCTTCATGGTGCGACCAGTGGCAGCAACCGTATTCCCAAAGGCATCCCCGAAGGAATCAGTAGAAGGATCGAAGGTGCCTGTACCCTCCACAACCGCAGTCTCAGCCAAGAGAGCATCGACAGCACTGTTCTCTGTCTCCAGCGCATAGGCATCTCCAAGCAGCTGCAGCCAGAGCTCCAGGAATGAAGGACTGGAACGCTTAATCAGCTGAATGGAAAGGTCACCCGCACCAGCCTTTGTGACCATCGGGAAGTCAACCGTAGTGATGGCGGTTGCACGGCTGGCAACCTCATCCTTTTCCGCAGCCTGCGTTCCAACCAGGGGAGTCTGCGTCAGCTTCGGCCAAATCAGATTCAGACCACTGGGAGGTGCAGGAACCTGACGAGTGGATGCCATGAATGGGCGTCCCTGGTCAATGCGTCCGAGGAGCTCACTGGACTGGCTATCAGGAACGATGCCCTCATTGCCAGTGGTAATGACCTCTGCGAGCTCGCGGACTTCCATCTTCAGATGCCGCTGCATCTTCGGAGTCTCGATCACGCCTGCCATCGCAGTGGCAGCAAACTGACGCTGCTTCTCATCGAGCTTCTCGATCCGAGAGAAGAGCGCTTCCAGCTTGTCACTGTTGTCAGCAACAGGTGCAGGAGTCTGCTCCAATGTTGCCGGAGTGGACTCCTGGTTTTCTGTCACCTGTTCGATCTCCCTTAGCTGCAAAACAGCTGCTGTCCTGAATGCTGGTTTCCACGTTGTAGAAACTTCAAGCTGCCCGTTTTCATTTACCCGCTTATGCAAGTACTGCATCCTACCATCGAAAAGCTTCTTGCGGTCAAACTTTCCGTCTTCAAAGCCGACCGACACGCCAGCTTCCACGCCCTCACGAATGAGCTCTAGCTGCTCATCTGCAGCTGCAGTCTTGGCAAGCTTGAATGCCATATGCAGCCCATCTTCCTTTTCACTCAGACTGATTCCCTTACCAGTCGGAGGATCCTGGTGCCGCTGCCGGAACACAAACGCTGCAGGATCAATCCCCTCAAATGATCCCTTTTCAAAGCGTTCCAGTCCGCGTGCAGTCTCAGCATCCGTGTCCCAGGGAAGCACAAAGCACTCAACTTCCCGCTTCTCTTCGTCACGGATCTGCAACTTGCCACCTAAGACGAGCTCTGTAGTCACGCTTCAGCTTCCTCAATAGCGGCTGTGAGTGCCTCACGTGTCTGCTTACCATTGATCCCGAGCAGCACTGCACGCTGCTGCAGATCACGGTACGTCAACTGACTCAGGTCATCAGGCTTTGCTGCCTGACGCTGTGTAGTGCGAATCGGAACAGGCTCTGTCCTGGTGGCTTCGGTGTAACGGATTGCCTTACGGGGCACTTTGCGATAGCTCATGCGGCTGGAATCTCGATTCTAACAGGCTCTGGAGCAGGAATCGGCTCTGTATCCACCAGCGAATCCAACCCTGCAATCGTAGCAGCCTGTTTCACATCCAAGCCTGCAGTGATAAGCACACTGTAAACATCCGCCTGCGTTTTGATATCTGCTCTTCGCAGACCAGCCAAGTCAAAGCGTGCAACCGTAGTCCGCGTCAGTCTTTCACTGATACCGTGCTCGATTGGCTCCAGATAGTTTGGAGCGAGCGTAGAACGAATGAAGTTATCGAACCTCTGCCCCACGTTCTGATACGTGAGAGAAGATCCACTGACAGCTGCATTCAACAGGTCTGCATCCATTCCAAATGCAGTTGCAACATCCGTCGCAGACTGCTGACGCGATCCAAGCAACTGTCCCTGCTCAGGATTGATCTGGAATGGACTAGCAGTCAAACCACCACTAGTGACGCGAACCTCATTAGCAGCACGTAGAAGCCATCTTTCAACCAGCCTGTCAGCATCACCTGCCGAGATGTTGGCTTCAGTATGCAAGTCAACTGAAGGCACACCACCACGACTGAAGAACCTGCGTGCCCACTCATTGGCTTCCACTGCCACTGACAGAGCAGCACCGCATAGCTGCAGTGGTCCAAAACCTCTCAGTCCATCAGGCTCCCTGAGAAAGAATCCGTGTTCAATGTCATCCGACGGAATCTCTTTGCCACGCCACGTGTATTTGCGCGTAAGAGGCTCTTGCTTCCACTCCACGTTTACCTCGCGCAGAGGAAGCAGCATCATTCCATCTGCGAGGAAGTCATCATCCCGAGAGCAGATCCACCAGATGTACTCACCACGAGTGGCTAGGTAATAGCCAGTGTCGCGGTAAAAGTCTCTGGGTGTACTGAACACTCCTGGTCTGCTGACCAGACGCGGCGGCGTCTGCATCAGCAGACCATTACGCCAGCCCTGCATCGTGAGGGATCCAATCAGATTACTGATCATGCTGACTGCCCTGAACACAGCAGGGACTGCCATCGCTTCGCGGATGGAAGGTGGATAGCTGCCAGTCGCACTCAAACCCTGTACAGCCAAAAGCTGTTCAGTCAGTCCAGGGTAATCCGTGAATGAATCAATGGAGCGCGTTTGAAGGCGTCCGTGCTTTAGCAGCTTCACTCCGCGACTATAACACCAGCATCAGTGGGAAGTCCCGGCAGATCGGGCACAGAAAACTGAGCGTCATCTTCAGGCTGTGTGACCACCTTAGAAGCATCCCCGCCACACAGGTATTCACCAGGGACACAACTTCTGACGCTCAGTAGACGGATGGTACCTGAATCTGTGGATTGCTGGCCAACCACACTGCGCGGATGGCTGCCAATGCTGCAGTTACAGATCGATCCTTGTCTGCTCTGTCGGCCATCCATGCATTCCCTGTCGTGCTCTTCCTGGCCACGTAGGGCAAGTCGGCTGAGATCGAGTCTGCCTGCTGCCACCTGACAGCCTGTGTCTCCACGGCTCTCACAAAGCGTTCTGAGGCATTGGCAAACTCCTGCCCATTGATTCCTTCAGTCACAGGGAAGTGGCGGGCCAGATGCTGGTCTGTCCACGGATCGAAGCCAACCACCTGGACGCTAGCCTCAGCAGCTTGTGCCGTCAGGTCTACTGCGAAGTCCACCATGTTGATTGGATTGCCGGTGACCTCGGCGGACACACTCAATCCAATGCTGCCATCTGACTGCTTCCAGGCAAGGGCAGCTGACGCTCTGCGTCCGCTGGGATCCACACTGATTCCCATTGCCGGTCGGTTGGGAGTCTCCAGTCTGCCTCTGCATTGCTGCCAAGCCGTGTCTGCCACCAGCCGTGGCAGCATGCTCTTGACCCATCGGCACAAGTGCTCAGTCTCAAAGACTTCGATCTCACCGCTGTTGCTGTACTTGTCGTACAGGGACTGCAAGCGCTCGATGGTCTGATGCCCATAGCCGATGGAAGGGTTCGCTTCCAGCCAACCTTCATGGTCTTCTGCGGATCTGTCAGGAGCAGCTGACCATTCCAGGTATGCCACGGTCGGAGACTCGACTCTGTTCTTCAAGTCATTCAGGACCACTGATCGCTCTGTGCCTGCATTACTCAGATACAGGATCTGCGGATTAGCACTTGCGAAGATGGTCGGAGCAGCAGCTGCAATGAAGTCAAAGTCCTCAAACTCCCTGAGCTCATCCACGATCAGCAGGTCTGCAGACAGTCCACGGCTACCACGTTGTGCAGCAACGATACGGTACTCACCTCCATTCGGACTAGTGATACTCTCCTGCCCGTTTGCTTGCCTTAGCTTGTATCCCTTCGGCAGATTGGGAGACAGCTGCATCAGCACTTCCCTGCTGATCTCCCGTACCTGAGCAGCGTGGATCATCCGCTCTCCACGTTCCAGTCCCATGACCACTCGTGGCAGCAGGATCTTCGTCTTTCCGTTCTGCCGGGCAGTGATGACTGCGACTTCCTGATATCTCCACTGATCGAGCTCGTCAGTAGCCGTCATCACCCGTAATGCGTA